TCTGCAAACACTATTAATTTTATAGATAGCACAGTGACATTTGATATTGTGGGAGATACCTCTCCCCAGTTAGGTGGAAACTTAGACCTTAATTCAAATAACATAACAGGAACAGGAAATATATCTATAACAGGAACTTCAAACGCAAAAAAAGTATGGGAAACAAAAACTGCTGATTTTACTGTCACTGCACAAACACGATATTTTGTAAATACATCATCGAACACAGTCACAGCAACTTTACCAGCTTCTCCAACAATAGGCGATGAAGTTAGGTTTGTTGACACTAACGCAACATTTGACAGTAATAATTTGACAGTAGCAAGAAATGGAAAACCTATTATGGGTAGTGCTTCAGATTTAACTGTTGCTACAGAAAGAGCATCTTTTGGTTTAGTCTTTTATGACAATACACAAGGTTGGCTGTTAATGGAGAAATAAGATATGAGTAATTATGAAGCAATAAAATATAATTTTGATGGTTCAAACCTTTCAGGGGTAGGTGGATTATCTACAGGAACTATTGTTGAATGGTCAGCTTCTTCACTCCCTACAGGATTTTTAGAGTGTAATGGTCAAACTGTTTCAAGAAGCACCTACTCAGCATTATTTTCAATCGTTGGTACAACTTATGGTGCTGGAGATGGTTCAAGCACTTTTGCACTTCCAAATTTATCTGACAATGTACCTGTTGGAAAATCTAACAATAAAGCTTTAGCTTCAACTGGTGGTGCAAACACAGTTCAAACAACAGGAAATGTTGGGGGTTCAACTGCTAATGCTACTTTATCAACTTCCCAATTAGCCTCTCACAGCCACGATTCGGTTCTTACAAATGCTGGTGGAGATGGTGACCCTGATGGTGGACACATTGGTACAAGTTCCACAGGAGCAACAGGGTCAGGTTCAGGTCACTCTCACAATATGAGTGCAACCTTTACAGGAGACTCAACATCTGTCATACAACCTTATATTGCTTTGATATATATAATTAAAACATAGGAGAAATAAATGGCAACTTTTTCAAATTGGACAGTAGTATTTGATGACAAAATAATTATTAAACAATCAGGTAATGACCCAAGCCCTTACACTATAGATGATGATAGTTTTTGGAATCAATCTAAATTTTCTAATATTTGGGCAATTCAATATAAAGATGATGACCACGACTATAATGATTCAGTAGAATACAGAGATGAAACACCGCATAGCAGTTGGACAGACTCAGGATTAGGAGATTTCCAAGACTTTATAGACAAATGGGATTCAGCACATTTAAGCAAAATACAAGAAGATTGGGATAATAATGTTTTAAGAGATTCAGAAAATAATAATATTGTATCTGAAACAGAAGAAGAAAAAATTGCACGAATTGGTGCAAGACCTACATCATATTCATCTTAACATAAGCCAAGAAGTTAAAATATACTTTTCTCCTGATAAGGGTGGATTACCTCTATGCACATAAGGAAAACCTGCTGGAAAAATAACTATTCTACCTTGCTTTGCTTTCACTCTTTTTGAAAAATGTAAAAATTCTGTTTCTCCACCATCATCAACATCATTTAGATATACACTAAAAACAAATGCTCTTGGTTCATTATCAAACCCTAGATTATGTTCTAAGTGCCAAACATGATAACCCTCTGTAGGTAAAGTTTTTTGTATTTTTAAAGAAGTATAAAATAGTTTTTGCTGTCCATAAGATTCTAAAGCACCTGTATGTTGGTTGTAATGATTCCAAGCCAAATCAAAATTAGAAAGCATAGATTTTAATTTTTCCCACCAAACATTAATATTACCACTTCCAGCAAAAAATTGTTGATCTTGTTTTTGTAATATAGATGAATTTTCAAAACCTATTCTGTTTATTGTATTGTTAAACTTATTTTCATTTTCATATAGATTTATAGCTTTTTCACATTCTTGTTTTGATATGTAATTATCATATATTCCAATAAAATTATTTATATTTACTTTTTTTTCTATCATAAATTTAAAGTGTATTTAAAAGTCAAAACCATTCTTAAATCATTAAAGTCTCTCCTTACGTCTCTTGCACAATGTTCAATAGAGCCATCAAAAACTATTGCTCTTGCTGGTTTGGGTATTATGCTTTTTATTATTTCTTGGTTATCATAAAAAACAGTTTCTCCAGCAAATTTTAAATCCCAATGATCGTTTAAATAATACATAACTGTTATGCCACCTTTTGATTGTAAATTATAATCCCTGTGAGATTCGTGAACAGTACCATAAGGATTAGCAGACGCATAAATTCTTTGCAACTTTAACAAATCAAAAATTTTAAGTTGTTTCAATATTTCTTCTGTTTGTTTTTTTAGCTTCTTTTCTAGTTTGTGATTACATTTTAAATAATAACTAAATTTTCTCCATTTGTTTTTATCTGCTCCTGACCCTGTAAATTTCCAACCTATTTCGTCTCTAAAATAAAAGTAAAAATCTAAAATATCTTTTTTGTCAAACAATCCATCATAAACATACAAAAATTTTTTATCCATTAAACTTGCTAATGATATTATTCTTATATTTTTATTATCAGTTTTTTGATTGTATAAATGAACTAAAAACTCAGCTTTGTTTCCAATAAGTTTTATTAATGTTTCTCTTTCTGTTTCTATATTTTTTTATAAAAACAATAAAACATTCCAGCATAACAAACATCATCACTCAAACCCCAATGTCTCAATTTATCATAAACATTTTTTAAATGATGAAACAAAGTTTTATCTGCATATGATATTCTTTGAGTGTTTTTAGAAACTAAATAATTAATACAATTTATATATTTATTCATTATTGATATTTAATAGGTTATCTAACCAAATTTTAGCCGGAACATCTTTTTTAAATATTTGGTCATATGCGTGATCTTTGTATATACCATCTTGATTTACATAATGTAAATTTATTTCAGCTATTCCCTCTCCTTTATAAACTTTATTTCTTGAATATTTATGATTTGTACCACTATAAATTAAAACATCTCCCTCATTTAAATTAAACAATTTTTTATCAATTTGTATAATCCAATCATCATATTTTTTAACACAAATTTTAGCTGTTATTTCATTAGCTGGTCTGTTTTTTGATTGTTCAAAATAATTACCAAAAACATTATAAGTTAAATTTGCATAAGTTGGAAACAATCTAACATTTGTTATTGATTCAATATCTTTTAATTTATTATCTAATAAAGAATCTGCCAAACAATCATTATTAAAAATTGGACTAAAGTTTTTATAATCTAATTCATAATTAATATTTTGATCTAATTTATTATAACAATACTTTTGAAAAACATTAAGTTCGTTTTTCTTTAGAAAATTTTTTATTTGTTTATATTTTATTGTAGCCACGAAACTATACTGTATCTTTTACCTTTTGTTATAGGCTCAACTTTATGAGGAAACATAAAATTACTTGGAAAAAAAACTATTGAGCCTTTACCAAGTTTTAATCTTTTCACTTCTTTATGTTTTTGATCTGTAAAAATAAAATCTCCACCCTCATATTCATCATTAAGATTTAAAATTATACTTAAATGTCTTGGATGTATTGTAAAATGATCTGTGTGAATTTCATATTTTCCACCTGTAGGATATTTAAGTAAATCAATTTGATTAATTTTATTACTTTTCATTAAAGGAAATTTTGCTTTATAATATGGATATAATCTTTCAATTTCTTTTTTAATAAAGTTCCAATAAAATAAGTTTGTCGGAGTTTCAAAATTTAATTGATAACCTTGCACATCTCTTATTTCTGTTTTTACACCTGAACTTACAGATAAATTTTTATTAGCTTTATGATCTATTAAAGGTATTATTTTATCAATAAAATTATTTGAAATGATGTTTTTTATTTCAACAACATATTCTTGATAATTCATATTTGTTAATCATGTTATAATTGAATTATAAACTATATGCAAAAAGTAATTTATATGCTAAAAACCAATATTTGATATAGTTTAAATCTAGGAGATATGATGCAATTAAGCAAACATTTTACTTTAGAGGAGATGGAAAAATCTCAAACAGCTACAAGAAAAGGTATTAAAAATAAAGCTGGGTCAGGAGAGATAAAAAACTTAGGCGATCTTTGTTATGAGGTATTAGAGCCTGTCCGAGCAAAGTTTGATAAGCCTGTCACAATTACATCAGGATATAGAAGCCCTCAATTATCAGAAGCTATTGGTAGCAAAGCAACATCACAACATTGTCTAGGTCAAGCAGTTGACTTTGAAATAGCTGGAGTATCAAATTTAGAGGTTGCTTTGTGGCTTACTAATAACGTAAATTTTGACCAATGTATTTTAGAATTTTGGAAAGAGGGAGAGCCTAATAGTGGTTGGATTCATGTAAGTTTTCACGAGGGGTCTAACAGAAAACAAGTTTTGAC